TAAATTCCTCAGAAGCATATGCGCTCTACAGAAGTATGCTTTCTGATTATATAGCTCTGGAAGCCACCCGCTTTCCTGAGATGCAGGAGTTCGTGCCGACATGAGCCAGGCGCTACAGGTCAATACGATTTCTGCACCAGGCTTTTTTGGCCTGAACACCCAAGATTCGCCGATGGATTTGGCGGCCGGGTTTGCTTTGGAGGCGACTAACTGTGTCATCGACCAGTATGGCCGCATCGGCGCGCGTAAGGGGTGGTCGAAAGTTAACTCGTCGTCTGGCAACTTAGGCGCGAACAGTGTCGGCGTCATCCATGAACTGGTCGGCGCGGACGGTGTGTACACCGTTCTGTTTGCTGGCAACAGTAAGTTGTTTAAGCTCGACGGTAGCAATGCTGTCGTCGAGTTGACCTACGGGGGAGGGGGTACCGCCCCAACGATCACCGCCAACAACTGGCAATGCGCATCGTTAAATGGCATCACTTACTTTTTCCAGACCGGCCACGATCCGTTAATTTACGATCCTGCGGTAAGCACCACAACCTATCGCCGTGTTTCCGAGAAGACAGGTTACGCTGCTACGGTACCTTCTGCTGATTGCGTTATCTCAGCTTACGGTCGTCTATGGGCGGCTAATACGGCAGGCAATAAACAGACCCTGTATTTTTCCGACTTGATTGCAGGCCACGTCTGGTCAACCGGCACGGCGGGGTCACTTAACGTCAACACCGTGTGGCCAAACGGGCCGGATGAGATTGTCGCGTTAGCAGCGCATAACGGTTTCTTGTTCATTTTTGGTAAGCGCCAGATTTTGGTTTACCAAGGCGCAACAGCGCCGTCGACGATGTCGCTTTACGACACGGTCGGCGGGATTGGTTGCATTGCACGCGATTCGGTGCAGAATACCAACACGGATGTCGTGTTCTTGTCAAACAGCGGTGTGCGGTCGGTGTTACGCACGATTCAAGAGAAGTCCGCGCCGTTTCGTGACTTGAGCAAAAATGTTCGTAACGACATTGTGCGAATGGCTTCAGGAGAAAACCCGGCCAACATTAAAGCGATTTATTCAGAAATCAATGCGTTCTACCTAATCACGTTCCCAACCGCTAACTTCGTCTATGTGTTTGATACACGCGGCGTATTAGAGGACGGGTCGTCAAGAGTCACTAATTGGCGGGATATATCACCAACGGCATTGTTGTCCCGTCGTAACGGTGATTTGTTAATCGGTAAGAGTGGGTATATCGGTAGATACAACGGGTATTTGGACGACACGGATACCTATCGTCTTTACTACTACACCAATCAGTCAGATTTAGGCGACCAAAGTGTAACGTCCATCTTAAAACGTATTGGTGTCGTGGTGATTGGCGGTACTAATCAAGTTGTCACCATAAAGTGGGGGTTTGATTTCACTGAAAATTTTTACTCGCAAAATGCGCAGATTCCTACGCAAGGCGTGTCGGAGTACGGCATTGCTGAGTACGGAGCGAATGGTGTGCCTGTAGCACAGTACAGCGGTGGTATCGCATTACAAACCCTCTATGCGCAAGGTACTGGATCGGGGCGTATTGTGCAGACGGGCTATGAGGCAGAAATTAACTCTTCTGAGCTGTCTATCCAAAAGATTGAAATTCTCACCAAGAACGGGCGAGTATCATGAGTAATTACACAAAAAGTACGGACTTCGCATCTAAGGATTCTTTGTCGTCAGGCAATGCTGCCAAAATTGTTAAAGGCACCGAAATTGACACGGAGTTCAACAATATTGCTACAGCTATAGCTACAAAAGCTGACCTCGCGTCGCCTACATTCACCGGCACACCTTCTTTGCCGTCAGGTACGACCGGGGTTACCCAGTCTACATCGGATGACAGCACTAAATTAGCTACAACAGCATTTGTGCAAGACGTAGTAGACGCGATAAAAAGTTCGCTATACCCGGTAGGTTCTATCTATACCAATGCAACAAGCAGTACAAACCCTAGCACGTTGTTAGGGTTTGGCACTTGGACAGCGTTTGGTGCCGGTAGATTTATGGTTGGTTTAGACGCTGGGGATACTTCTTTTAATACTGTGGAAGAAACTGGCGGCTCTAAAGACGCAATTGTTGTAAGTCATACGCATACTGTTACTGACCCCGGTCACTCACACCTTACTAGAGGTGGTGGGGATACTAATGCAGGTGTAGTTAATAATACTCCACTTATGGGTGGGACTACATTTACTAGTAATACTTCGGGGCAAAATATATCCACAACAACAGGTATTTCTATTAACTCAACAGGTTCGTCTGGAACGAACGCTAACTTACCGCCGTACATTGTTGTCTATATGTGGAAGCGGACTGCATGATTATTGATACGCTACCTGATCGGCAATTGATCCATCATTTTTCTGATGGGCTATATGCCAAAGAGATTCGTGTTGAGGCTGGGCAAGCCATATTGAAGCACACGCATGATTTTAGTCACTTGTCGATCTTGGCTAAAGGTAAGGTAGCAGTATTGGTAGGCGATGAGATTCAGATTGTCCACGCGCCAGCGTGTTTAGAGATTAAGGCAGGCATCACGCACGGCGTGAAAGCCATTGAAGATTGTGTTTGGTTTTGCATCCACGCGACTGACGAAAAAGACCCAGCCAAAGTGGACAACGTGTTAATTAAAGGGGAATGACATGCCTATCACTGCCGCACTAATTGGGGGTGGAGCGGGGCTACTAGGCAGCTCGATGCAGTCGCGTTCGGCTGAACGCGCGGCGCGCGCGGCTGCGGACGCTAATGTAGCGGCCGCGCGTATCGCTGCTGAAGAAGCCCGTTTTCGTCCTGTAGGCATCACGACACGTTTTGGCACTAGTCAATTTACCTATGGGCGAGATGGTCGAGTATCTGGAGCTGGATACACTTTAGACCCTCAGTTGCGCGCATTTCAAGACGAACTGCTTGGGTTGGGTGGTGAGACGGGGTTAAATCTTGCCGCTGCTGCGCCAGGGCTATACGCGCCGTTGACGGATGCCTCCGGCCGGCTGTTTCAGTTAGGCGAGCGCTATCTGTCCGAATCGCCCGAACAAGTTGCGCAGCGTTATATGACGTCGCAACTCGACATCTTGGCACCACAACGTGAGCGTCAGTTGGCCGAGTTACGCAACCAGCAGTTCCAAACCGGTCGGTCAGGTCTGTCGGTCGGCGCAACAGGTTTGCGTCCTGGCGGTGGTGCTGGACTTGGCGCGACGAATCCCGAGATGGAAGCGTATTACAACGCGCTTGCGCAAGAAGACGCCGAGTTGGCGGCTAGAGCGCAAACAGAAGGCCAACGTCAATTGGCTTTCGGCACTACGTTGTTTGGTACCGGTTCCGATTTGCTTGGTCAGTACCAGCGCGGTTTGGTTGGCTCACTTGCGCCGTTCCAAGGTTATTTTGGCGCAGCAGGCGACATCGAGGCGCTTGGTCAACAACCATTGGATATCGGTGCGCAATTGGGTGGCCGTCAAGCATCGCCAGCAGGCGCGCAGGCGCTCTTGCAAGGTGGTATAGGAGCAGCGCAGACCATGCAAGCAGCGAACATGCTGAATCCAACTGCATCATTCTTGCAAGGATTGGGCAGTAATCAACAATTGACTTCCGCGTTAGGGAACTACGCATCGAACTTGTTTAGCGGCGCAGGTAGCCCAGCGTATAACCGTACACAGTTAAGAAGTGAAAATGTGCCGGCAAACTTCCCTACGAATTATTTTAAGGCTAACCAGCCATACGGAAATTACTAAGAACGCAGTGACGAATTAGGAGCCATCATGGCAAGCGAAATTTTAGGGTTGTTCACCTCGCCTGAGATGTATCAACGACAGCAGGATTTGATGATGCAACGTCAGGCTGCGGAACTCGCGCAGCTTGATCCGTATCAGAGCATCCGCTTCGGCGCGATCCGTGCTGGTCAGCAGTTCGGCCGCGGCTTGGCGGGTATCTTGGGCGCGGAAGACCCACAGTTGCGCATGATAACCGCGCGTCAGTCGGCCCTGCAAGGTATCGACTTAAGCAGCCCCGAGTCGATCTTCAGCGCCGCTCGACAACTTGCCGATGCAGGCGATCAGCAAGGCGCGTTGATGCTGGCCGACTATGGCCGCAAGGCCCAAGCGGATGCGGCGTTGGTGACGCAGCGCACACGTGAAGGACGTGCGGCTGCGGTGCCGAAAGAGCTTCAGATTGCAGAAGAACGCGCTAAATTGCAAACCCAGATCAGGGGGCTAAAAGCCGAGCCCGCGTCGCCAGAACGTGATGCAAAACTTGAGCAAGCTGAACTCACGCTGGCCAGCTTACCTGTTAGTGGTGGCGGTAAGGCGCCTGATGCTATTGAACTTGCGCGTGAACTTGCCAGTCGTAAAGGCGCGCCGGGAACAAAAGAATACGAGGATGAGTATACGGCGCAGTTGACACGACTGACCACTAAAGAAACCAAAGAGACTAAACCCAGCATTAAAGAGGTCGGTGTAGCAATAGGTACCAATGCGCCGGTCTACCTTGATGAAATTGCAGGGCAACAGTTCATTTTCATAAAAGATGCAGAAGGAAAACAGGTTCGTCAGCCATATTTTGGTGGTGTAGACCGCACAACGGCCAAAGTATCCGCGTCTGCATCGTCCGTCGGCGAGAAAGCGTTTACTCAGCGTCTGGGTACTTTGGATGCAAACCGCGTCGAATCTGCTATCTCAACTCGCGATAACTCTATCGCTGCTATAAATTCACTTAACAGACTGACGTCATTGAGCGATGCGGGGCTAATTAGCGGCCCGTATGCAGGTGGTAGAACCGGCGTCGTTAACTTCCTTGACGCATTAGGGCTCACAAGCGAAAGAGACAAAGGTCTGTTGGCAAGATCGGAGAACTACCAAAAAATTGCTGGTGATATTGTTTTGGCCACATTGGGTGGTCGATTGGGCGCCGGGTTTTCTAATGAGGATCGTAAGTTTATTCAAGGGTTGGTGCCGCAACTTGAGACAAGCGCCGCCGGACGTCGACAGCTTCTGGATTTCTTGCTTAAGAAGAATCAAGAAATCATCGACGAAACTACGCGCCTTGAAGATTACGCTAGAGAAAACAATAGTCTCAAAGGCTTTAAGTCTAAGATTCCTATTGCTAGACAGCCGTCTGGGTCTAACGCAGCCGGTATGAGCGACGATGAGTTGAAGGCCGCGCGCGCTAGGTTGACTGGAGGTAAAAAATAATGGCACAGACACCTACACTGGAGGAAGTTGAAGCCGAAATGCGCCGGCGCGGTCTATTGACCGTAAGCGGCTCAGTGATGGACGAGCCAGGAACGACACTTAAAGAGTTTCAGAATTTTGGTGAATCGTTATTTAAAGGTGGCGCTAAAGGCGTTGTCGACATCCTTGGTGGTTGGGGAAATCTGTACGATTACCTTAAGAAAAGTAACGACCCTAATGCGTTCTCTTCTGCAGGTATGGTGCGCGGCATACGTAATTTGACCGGCATAGATTTGCTTTCGATACCCGGCTACAAAGGCGCGTATGAGTTTTCATCCGCCGGCACTCCAGCGGCCGCGCTAACGGCGGTCGGTGTTCCTGGTCTGTTTGGTCGCACTAAGATGGGCGTTGCAGGCGAATATGGTGTTGGTGGCACAACAGGTCTTTTCGCCGGCACGGTAGCGCCAGAAAGTCCTGCCGCACAACTTGCTTTGGGTATGTCGCCTTACGCTACAAAGGCTAGTTACCTAGGCGCGCAGCGCGCATTGACACAACCACGCGTTACGATGCCATCAGTAGCAGAGACAAGTGAGCTGCTTCGTGTTGGCCGACTGACGCCGGGCGAAGCAGCGTTAGACCGCCAACAATTAGCCATTGAAGCGAGAACCGAGTCGTCAACGCGTAGCGGACAAGCGCCCATTGCGTTTCGTCAAGGGCAAGCCATCGACGTCGAAGGGTTTCTTGATCGGCTATTTCAACGCTCTGCTGGCGCGCCAGTCACGCTTCAGCGGGCAGAAGCCGCGACTCAAGCAGTTTATGATGCGTTTCAGAATTACGGCAAGGCGCTGTCGTCCAAATTACGCGGCGACGCTAAGAAAGACTTCAACGCGGCCAAGTCAGCCGGCGGCATGATCGACACTTCACCAGTCGTCGATAAAGTCCGCCAGCAACTCGCGACTATTGCGCCAGAAGAACCTGGCTTTGCCCAGCTAAAATCGTCGTTAGAGCGTATCCTGACTGAGTACGTTGAGCCGGGCAAACCTGCGACGACCACAACATCAACTGTGCTTGGCCCAGGCGGTACACCGGCTAGTACGATCGTGACGCCCGCGACACCGGATGTCATTCGATCGATTGATATCAAACGATTGCAAGATAACTTGGCCATATGGGGCGACGCCGCCTATTCGGGTAAGGCCACGATTGGCGGTAGCAATATCTTTGAAGGCGTAGCGCCAGGCAAAGCCAAAGGCATTGCCATGAACGTATTGCGTGGCTTCAAGGAATCCTTAGACGCGGCCATTCAAAATAAGGTACCTGGCGCGGACAAGTTACTTCAGGCGCGCGACAACTTTGCGGCCAACATCCGTCGCATTGAAGAGTTCTCTGACCGGCCACTTACAAAAGCTTTTGATAAGGCTAACGTAACGGAATTGGTGCCAGAACAAGTTTTGGCTAGGCTGAAAAAATTGCCGGAGTCGCAGCAGAACTTCTTAGTTCAAGTTATGTCGGCGCATCCTAACCCGCAAGTAACGTCGGTGTTGGACACGGTACGTCGCAGTGCTTTAGATGACGTACTGACACAAGGCCGCGCTAGTGGGTCGGCGCTTGACCCGGCGGTAAGTATCGACAATATGCTGAAAGCCTTACAGAAAAAGGGTGACTTAGCGGCGCTGTTCCCTAACGCGGCTGATTTAAAAGAAGCCCAGTTAGCTGTGAAATACATGCAGCGCGTGTTGTCCAGACAAACCGCAGCGGGCACCGCAGGCCCGTCTGCCGGCACGGTCTATAGCGTATCACGCGGCGCCGGCGCCACTGCTACGCAAAGTCTGTTGCTTAAAGAAGCTGGTGCTTTAGTTGACGCGCTAATTGCCAGCCCAGAAGCATTCTCTCGAGTGTTGTTCGAGGGCAACAACCGTAAACTGTTGCTAGATTTGGCTAAAGGAAAAACCAAGGGTGAGAAAGCCTACAACGCAATACAGACGCTTGGTAAAGGAGTGGCGATTACTGGCGCGCGCGGTGGTCCAATGGTGGATGTAATGCAGCCTAATCTACCGGCCGAAGTAGCGGCGCCTGAAGCGGCTCCTGAACCGTCTTTGTCGGATATTGAAGAAGAGATGCGTCGTCGCGGTATTTCTATGGAGTAAAAAATTGACCCACTAACCCTTCTTGCCGCTGCAAATGCCGCAGTCGCAGCGGTTAAGAAGGGCTGCCAGCTTTACAAGGACATCAAGGGCGCCAGCGGCGAGGTGTCAGAAGTACTGAAGGATTTGCGTGCGCAGTTCGATAAGGTAACGGGCGGCAATCCGACCGTCGAGCAGAAGCAGAAGTACAACGCCGAGGTGCAGCGCGTCCAGGAGATTGCTAAGGCCGACCCGAACGACGTGTACACCGAGATCGGTGACCAGTTGGGCGCGTTGATGGACTCGTATGACGCACTAAGCAAGGCGCTGTTGGCCGAGCAGATGGAGAGCAAAAAGGTCTACAAGGGTGAGGAAAGCGTTGGGCGCCGGGCGCTGCGCCGTATCATCATCACGACACGATTAGACGCCATGCTGGCTGAGATACGCGAAACGATGGTGTTCCGAGCGCCGCCGGAATTGGGGTCACTTTGGAGCAAGTTTGAGGAGATGTGGAAGACCATCGTGGCCGAGCAAGATCAGGCGCACGCAGAAGAGCTTAAATTGATTCAAATGGCGAGATGGCGACGCAAAAGAAAACTAGCGGAACTAAGGGCCAAAATAATATGGATTTCGGCAGTCGTTTTCGTAGTGCTGTGGGGAGTGGGCCTAATGTGGCTAACGACAAGAAGCGCGATGATGAAGACGTCCCTTGGTCACTACTAATCACCGTCATGGCAGTGCTACTGACCTTTTTTATCGTCATGCCCGTGTTGGCGTTCATGTATTACGACATGTATGTCGCAACGCAGGCGGCGGTGACTGAAGTCAGGAAGATGAAAGAATTGCGACGTGAAATACTGGAAGAAAGGATGTACGGCAGATGATTACCGAAGCCCAACTACGTCAGATCATTCCACAGAATAAGTACGTCGAGTACTGGCACCGCGCGCTTGCGCAACTCTTTCCCGATTACGACATCAACACTCCGAAGCGCATGGCGGCGTTCTTAGCCCAGTGTGCGCATGAGTCGGGTGGCTTTTCCAGCATCGTCGAAAACCTTAACTACAAACCCCAGGCGCTGCGGCGTTTGTTTCCTAAATATTTTTCTGACGATGTCACAGCTAATCAGTATTGCGCGAGACCTAACAAACAAGAGGCCATTGCAAATCTTATCTATGCTAACCGTATGGGCAACGGCAATGAGTCTAGCGGGGACGGTTATCGTTTTCGCGGCCGTGGGCTTATTCAGCTTACTGGACGATCAAACTATCAGGCTTTTGCTGACTCCCTGGAGATGAGCATCGACGACGTGCCAGAGTACTTAGGCACGTTCGAAGGCGCAGCGCAGAGCGCCTGCTGGTTCTGGGAGACGAACAACCTGAACAAGTTTGCGGACGCCGGCGATATTCTTGGCATGACCAAGCGCATCAACGGCGGCACGATTGGTCTTGAAGACAGGAAAAAACACTATGATCATGCGCTTCATATTTTTGGCGCTTAGTCTGATCGGCGTCGTCTGGCTAGTCGGCTGCGAAGACCGCTTCCGTTATCCTTGTATGGATAACAAAAACTGGAGCAAGCCCGAGTGCCAACGCCCAACTTGCGCTTTGACTGGCACCTGCCCCGATCAGTTGCTGCCCGCGTCTGACTTTAAGCCGGAGGAACAGAAACCATGAAGTGGACTCCTGACCATATTGATTCGATCATCAAGCTAATCATCGGCGCGACGTTTTGCGTCGTGCTGCTGATGATGTCGAGCTTGGCCATGTATTCGGTCGTGTTCGTAACGCAGCCGATGGTGGGTATTGCGCCAGCGGATAAGCAGTTCTTTATGTTGCTCTCCGATATGTCGAAATACATATTGGGCGCTCTGGCAACGCTCTTGGCTATTAAAGGAAAAGACGGCGTCGCCAAATTGATCGACCCACCGCCTGGCGTATCCAAGGCCAGCGATTGGACAGATCCGACGCCACCTAAGACGCCGCCACCGTCGCCGACTCATGCGCCTGTGCAGCGCGTTGAGCCGCAACTCGCCTCGGCGCCTGTCGTCACCGGTTTCGGCGGCAAGGCAGCGCCGCCCCCAGCACCTCAACCTGAGATTGAATAGGAGATCGTCATGAAGAAACTCGTTGCACTTATTGCGTTTGTGCCGATGGTGGCGTTTGCTGGCGGTGAGATGAAGAAAGTCTGCCGCACCGAGAAGGTCAAGGGTAAGGACACGGAGGTCTGCAAGACCATCAAGGTCCATAAAAAGCTCGAAGGTACTAAGGTACCGCCAAAATGAACCCCTATTTTATTGCTGGCGCCGTTATCGCAGTAGTCGTTGCGGGCGGCGCTGGCTACGTCAAAGGGACGTCGCACGGCAAGATGGTCGTGCAGGCCGAGTGGGACGCCGAACGCATCAAGCAGCAGGCAGAACACGCGAAGGCGTTACAGGCGTCGATTGAAAAACAACAGGCGATCCAGGCGGACGCTGATCACTTGAGACAGGAGAAGGATCGTGAAACGCGTGATTTGCTTGCTAGGAATACCGCTCTTAACAACAGCCTGCGCAACCGCGCCGAGCGCCCCACCACCGAAGCCGGTGCCGTGCCCGGTGCCACCGGTACTGGATCAGGCGGTTGTACCCCAAGAGAGCTTTACCGACAGGATAGCGAAGTGGTTGTTGGACTCGCCAGAGAAGCCGACGAAGTCCGGATCGCCCTCAAGCAGTGCTACGCCCAGTACGAAGCCGTCCGGCTCAAACTAGGCGGCGCCGCAGTTGCTGGCAGATGACGCGGTCGCGCGTCGTCATGATGACGGTATCGCGCGACCCGCACTCTGTGGGTGACGGCCCCTTGGGTTCAGGTAAACCAATGGCCAGAAAAGCGAACGTCGCCAACGCGATCGCCGCGTAGTACACCACCACAAGGTCTTTCATATCCGCAGCAGTCTCCCGAAGAACTTGGTGAGGGACGACTCTTTATAGGGTTTCGTCCCCAGCACCACGTCCTGCATAAACCGCTCTTCAGGCGTCGACGCGCGGCGGAATAGCGGCGGGTCGTAAAACACGCCAATCCTGACCTTGCCGGTGTCGTACGGCGCAGGCTTTACCACAGTGTTGTCTTGAACGAATCTTCCTTTATGTAACATCGGTTTTTCTCCTATCTTCATTTGCCCGGCGAACGTCAACCTCTTTCTTTTTTATTAACGCTGCCTCCTCTTTAGTATAAACCGGCTCCGCACCGTTGACCGTTGCTTTCAGCCACACCTCGGCCGTGTAGGCATTGAACTTGCATTCCTTGCACCGGCGCTGACGGCGCAGCCCGCCGGACATGTTGATGACGTTGACGACATACGTCCGCTCCCCGCACTGCATACACTTCATGGTCGTACCGCCTTGGCCATGATCTCGATCCGCTCCCGTGCGTCGCGTAGGGCGCAGTAGCGTTGGTGTAGTCGCTGCAAAATGGAGCTGCGGCGCTCATGTATGGATTCGTGCGTCAGTAGCGCGAAGACCTCTTCCTCCGTCATGGACGACAGGCGATCGTTAAGCGCGCGCCAACTTAAATGTTTCGTTTGCAATTCTGGCCTCTGTTCGTTGTAGTCTCTGATTTGCTCGGTATAAAGCCCGAGCCGCTTGGTTGTATTCCTTACTGCGCTGGCGATATTCTGCCCGCGCTGCCTTGTGCTGCGCTTTCCAGTAATCTAGGCGCTTCATAGTTACCTCCGTAGACTTTATCAAAATCGTAATGCTTCCGGCGTCGTCTGAATAAACTGCACTGCGGGAATTGCACGACGATCGCCGTCTTGCAATTCAATATGTATGATGCCGTTTGATTGCGACCAGCAACCGCGCATTGCTTCGCTATACCGATTAACTTCAAACATCTTGTATCGGTTCCAACATACGCCGCCTTGTTCTGGTGTCAGCACAGCGCGGGTGCCAGCGCCAGTTAAATAGACGGTATAGAGCACATTGGGCGCGGGTATTAAAACTGTCGCGCCTTTAGTCGGTGGCGGCGGCGCGGGCGGCGTTTCGACTAGCCTCACGCCAGCGAAAGCCGGCGCGGTCAGCAAGAGCAAAAGTAGGTATCTCATTTCAATGCCTCCAATGCGATGTCTGAAATGGCTCGTTTGTCGTGCAGGGCAGCCCAGATTTTTTCGTCGACCGTTCTCTGTGCCATAAGGATATACACCCATACCTCTCGCAGTTGCCCGGAACGATGCAGACGTCCGACGGTCTGCTCGTACAGCTCAAGGGACCACGGTAGGGATATAAAAGCAATGCAGCTCCCTCCGTACTGTAGGTTAAGTCCGTGTCCCGCGCTTTTCGGGTGAATGGCCATAAGCTCGACCAACCCTTTATTCCAACGCTCCACCGCGTCCACGTCATCCAATGTCTGAACCTGTGGATAGCGCCTTTTAATCTCTGCAAGCTCTTCTTCAAACTGGTAAACCAGGATCGTATTGGCATGTTGGTTTTCCTCCAAAAGGTCATGCAACAAATCGAACTTGTGACTGCTGAACCACACCGCTTTCTTGGTGACGGTGAACTTGCCGGGCATGGCGCTGGCGAGTTTCGTCGTGTCGTAAACAAAACCGGACGCCATCTGCTGAAGCTTGTTAGTCACCACGGCCGCGTTAGCCGCCACCGCCTGGGCGTCAGGGAAGTCCACCACGAAGTCGCGCTTCATCATTTCATATGGCTGACGATCGTCGATCTCGCAGCGCAGCTCGACAACATGACACGGCGGCAGTTTGTCCTTGTAGTCGCCCGGCTCCAATAGGAACGTCGCCGGCTTGATGCGTCGCATGACCTGCTCCAGCGCGCCTTTGCGCGGCGCCCAGTCGCCGAAGTCGCGATTGGTGCAGACAAAGTACTGCTGCATGAACGCACCCTTCGCACGGCCGAGTAACACACGTCGGTGCAGACGCGCTTGGGCGCGAGTACAAGAAAACGCTGCGCGATCTTGTCTGCAATGATGTCACCCATTGCGGTTAACGTGATCGCGGTCTTGCCGGCGCCCACAGGCGCCAACACCAACGCGCGGTCGTTCTCGTACAAGAAGTCGGCGGCCTCTTCCTGGTAAGGTCTAAGCTGCATTCTTTTCTTTCAGCTGTCGACGCAGCTTTCTAATCTCGGCGATCAGTGCTTTATGGTAGACGTGCATTCTATGCAGGTGCCGCGCAATCTCAAGCTCACCATCATTGCGTAAACGCTGAACAATTTCTGGCGTATCGGAAAACCAATCTGCTTTGTGTAGTACGTCTATGTCTTTTTGTGTCTTCATTCGCACAACTCCTTAATTGTCTTGATCGGCCAACCGGTCGCGTCGTGAATGCGCAGGATAACGTGCGCGCGGATCGGCGTGTAGCGTGAACGATACCGACTAATGTTAGACGGCGACATCTTCAACGCGCGCGCTAACGCCGCGTCGTTTTTCAATTTGTAAATTTCTATGATTCGGTCGAACAACGGGTGAGGTATAAACGGCGCCATTCATCAATCTCCTGTAGGTTAATCAGTAACGCGTAGCGTTGTTGTAATTTGATTACTTCGTCGCGAAACAATGCTTGCAAAGGTGCTAACCGTCCGCCCTTGGGTCGCTTCAATTCGATGAACCACGTCTCGCCATTCGGCAGGCACACGATCCGATCAGCAACCCCGCGCTGGTTAGGCGACTTGAATTTCCAAGCGCGGCCGCCCAAGGTTTCCACCGTCCACACCAAATAATTCTCGACTTCAGATTCGCGCATGTCCGAAATATAAAGGCTAAAAAAGTATTTGACAAGAATTATTTGCGGCGGTACAGTCGAGGCTCAAACAGTAAACGGAGGTACAGTGAACCATTCCAATATCGTCGGCGGCAGCACCGCCAAGCGCGTCATCAACTGCCCGGCGTCGGTCAAGCTGGTGCAGCAAATGCCACCGCGCCCATCGAGCGAACACGCCGACCGTGGTACGCTCCTGCACAATGTGATTGCTGAATTACTGGAGTTCGACAAGCCGCCCGCGCAGTGTTTGGGCGCCAAGTACAACGATCAGGTTCTCACGCAGGAGCTAATCGATGAGAAAATTATTCCCGCTCTCGCGGCCCTCGATGTCATTGATCCAGACAAGCGAATGGAGTACATGGTGGAGACGCGCGTCGGCTTTGGTGATTTTCTCCCTGGCGTCTTTGGCAGCACTGATTTACTTGGGCGTCAGGGCTCACGCGCCATCGTTCTTGATTGGAAATTTGGCGATGGTGTACTTGTGGATGCTGTGGAAAACGATCAGCTCATGTTTTACGCTGCCGCCGCCATGCGCACCGAAGCGTCGAAGTGGGTTTTTGAGGACGCCGATGAGATTGAACTCATCATCGTACAACCGCCAGAAATCCGGCGCTGGACTACTACTAAGGCACGGATTCTTTCTTTTGAACAAGAACTCGCAAAAGCGGTAAAGCGTGCGCAACAAGACGGCGCGCCGATGCAGACGGGTGACCATTGCCGTTGGTGCGCAGCGAAACCGATTTGCCCACAGATGAACGGCGCAGTGGATCGCGCAGTGCATCAGCAGATTGTCAATCTCGATAAAGAACAGCTCGGCGCGTATCTTGAGAAGGCCGATATGTTGGAAGATTGGATCAAAGACCTGCGGGCGCTGGCGTTTCAAGTGTTAGAATCAGGCGCAGAAGTGCCAGGCTACAAGTTGGTCGCCAAGCGCGGCACGCGACAGTGGGCGTCTGAAGCCGCGATTGAAGCGTGGGCGGATGTGAATGGCATCACCGATGCGTATGAGACAAAAATAAAGTCGCCTGCGCAGATGGAAAAAGTGCTGAAGAAGCACGACAAAGAATTACCCAGCGATCTCGTCATCACGGTATCGTCAGGTAGTACGTTGGCACCGGCGTCAGACCCGAGGCCAGCGGTGTTACAAATCGGGAAGCAGTTGACTGCAGCCCTTTCTAAACTCCAATAAAGGAAACTATCATGGCCTTTGAATTAGCAAACCTCCCTCCTGTTTCTTCCCTGTCAGTTGCTCTGCGTCAGCTCGAGAAAGATGTCGGCCCTGCCGGCAGCGTGATCTTGAAGATGGACAAGCGCGGCGACTGGGTCTTCGGCGCAGACCAAACCGAAGTGGACGAAGGCACCCTCTGGGCTGTCAATCCGTTCTCGTTCGTCCACGGCTATATCGCGTGGGGCGACGGTGAAGTGTTGGGCGAGAAGATGGTATCGGTATCGCATCCGTTGCCAGAGATGGAAGCTGCACCCGCGGGCGCCAAGCGTGGGTGGGAGACGCAGGTCGGCATGTCGTTGAAGTGCATTAGCGGACCCGATAACGGTCTTGAAGTGCGCTACAGTGTCACGTCAGTCGGCGGCAAGCGTGCCGTGCAAGGTTTGGCCGTTGCGATCGCGCAGCAAGTTGAGAACGATCAAAGCAAGCCAGTACCAGTCGTCACGCTAAAGCGCGATCACTACACGCACAAGAGCTACGGTAAGATTTATACGCCGGTGTTCGAAGTGCAAGAGTGGATGAGCATGGATGGTGGCAAGGCCGAAGGTGAAGAACCTAAAGCTGACGCTGCTCCAGCACGTCGTCGTCGCGGTTAAGTTTTACGGGCCGAAAGCGGATACTGAAGAGCGCCAGAACGCACCACTGGCACAGAGAAAGCTTCAGGCGCAGCGAGTAGGCCCACCCTTTCTATGGCTCTGGTCATTTTGATGTTAGGTACCCTTGGTCGGATCTACCTGACAGCGGTCGAATGACCGGAGCCACCCCTACACTATGCTAATATTTGTATGTGCTTGGCGGCACGCTTACAGACAAGCCCTGTTCTGCATTCTGCTCGGTGTCTGCCGAGTCCGCCAACGTCTTACGACGAGAATGCAGAACAGGGCTTTTTTATTGGTGGCAGCATGAAAGAAATTTGGAAGCCTATACCTGGCTACGAAGGCCAATATGAAGTCAGCGATCAAGGGCGCGTGCGGTCTTCCACGCGTTTAGTTATGTGCGAGGGAACCATTAAAGGTTCGTATTTTTCTGTTAGACAAGGCCGTATGCTTAGGCCGGGGCGTATGCCAGCAGGACATCTATCGGTATCGCTTGGTAGACACAACAGTCAATGCGTACATAAATTGGTTTTGCTGGCGTTTGTGGGGCCCGCGCCGGAAGGCTTCGAATGTTTGCACGCAAATGGAAACCCAGCTGACAACCGTTTGGTAAATTTGCGGTGGGGCACAAGGACAGAAAACATACGCGACGCTATCCGACACGGTACGTGGATGACACCAGAACGAAAAGCCGCGCTTGATAGAGGGCGAATTACGCGTCGAGGTAAAAAATGAAGGTGCTTTATTGTGATTTTGAAACCCGCAGCCGCTGCGACCTGTTCTCGCGTGGAGTTTATAACTATGCTCAAGACGGCACCACGGATGTGTTATGCATGTCCTACGCATTTGACGACGATCCCGTTGTCACCTGGACTCCCGACCAGCCTTTTCCGGATTCTGTTAAGAATCACACCGGGCAAATACGCGCGCATAACGCCGCGTTCGAGCGACTCATCTTTTGGTACGTCCTACAGTGTGACTTTCAACTCGAACAGTTCTACTGCACCGCTACTCAAGCGCGTGCTAACTGCCTACCGGGCAGCCTTGAAGACGTCGGACGCGCCATTTCCAGCAACATGCGCAAAGACCACCGAGGTAGCCAACTTATCCGTGCACTTTCCATCCCTCGCGCTGATGGATCGTTTAACGATTCGCCCGAACTAATGGTCGAGATGATTCGCTATTGCGAGCAGGATGTCCGCTCCATGCGCGAGATCAGCAAGGCGATGCGCCAGCTTACCGACGAAGAGTTACTCGACTACCACGTCAACGAGCGCATCAACGACCGTGGCGTCTTGCTTGACCTACCGCTCGCCCAGGCTGCGATCAAATACGCCGCGACCGAGATGGAAGAGATCGAGAACCTGGTGCAAGATATAACCAAGGGTGATATCTCTTCAGTGCGCAGCCCGCGCATGAAAGCGTGGGTGATGGAGCGCGTCGGCGAGCAGGCGTTAAAGCTGATGGAGGTCTACAAGGACGGCGAAAAGAAGTACAGTATTGATAAGACGGTACGCGCCAACTTGCTCATCTTAGCCAAGGAGAATGCTGATGAAATTCCGGCCCATGTTGCGGACGTCATTCAATGCGCGGATGACCTCTGGGCGTCGTCGGTTGCGAAGTTCAGCCGCCTTGGCGAGCTGGCTGACGAAGTTGATCACCGAGTACGAGGTGCATTTGTCTTCGCCGGAGGATCTGCCACCGGGCGTGCGTCAAGCTATGGGGCACAGGTTCACAACTTCACCCGAAAGTGCGCAGCAGAACCCGATGACGTTAGGCACGCTATGGTCCGTGGCCACAGCGTCGTCCCAAGATTTGGAGTTCGCGTTACGGATGTTCTCAAGGGAATGCTCCGGCCCGCACTGATCCCAGCGCCCGGCAAGCAGTTCGTTGTCGCCGACTGGTCGGCGGTTGAGGCTCGCGTAACAGCGTGGGCGTCCGCCGATCCGCAGGCTGAAGAGGTGCTGGATACCTTCCGCGCAGGCAAAGATATTTACATCCGTGAGGCCGCTGGCATCTACCGGGTGCCATACGAAGAGATCGCCGAAGAGTACGAGCAGACCGGCGAGTCCGATCGGCGCCAGATCGGCAAGGTCGCCATTCTTTCACTCGGTTTCGGCGGCTCGATCGGCGCCTTCTCTGCAATGGGGCGCGTCTACAAGGTCTATATGCCTGAGTCGGACGCGCGGCGGATTGTGGACGCGTGGCGCCGTGCAAACTCATGGGCGGTGCGTTACTGGGCGAAGCTCGAAGACGCCTACACGCGGGCGCTACGCAACCCAGGGCGTGAGTTCTCAGCCGGACGTGTGACGTACCTCTACGACGGTCAGCATCTCTGGTACGCGCTGCCCTCGGGTCGAATCCTGTGTTACCCATTCGCTAAGTTCGAGGGCGACGAGATCACCTATATCAAGGCGGCATGGAAACCGGCGGCCGACGCCAAAGAATGGCCGAGAGCGCGCTTGTGGAAGGGGTTGGCCTGTGAGAATATTACTCAGGCAATCGCACACGACTTGCTACGGCATTCTTTACGCCAATTAGATGACGTCGTGCTGCATGTGCATGACGAGATCGTTCTGGAGACGGCAGACCCTGAAGCACCCAATACCCTAAAGCAAGTGATGTGTACGCCGCCTGACTGGGCGGCAGGACTACCTTTAAACGCTGGTGTCAAAACAATGACCCGGTACGGCAAATAAAAAAAGCCGCCTGGCAGGGCGGCTTTAACTACTACGGGAGAAGCATTTGGAGTTCTTAGAGTATCTCACAAAACTCGCGCCTGAAGGCGAAACCCTATTAATCGTTCGGCAAAAGCCGAAACTCAAAGACGGACAGGTCGAACTGCACGCCGACGGGGCGGTCAAGGCCGTCTGGCCGGCGTTCTATCCTGATCACCGTCGCCGTGACGGCGAGGCGTGGTACGGCAACACCGCGTCGTTTATCGTCGATCGGTTTACTGAAGGCAAACCTAGCGCCAGCGCCGCGAACTGCGAGTACGTCTTAGTGATGGTGCTAGACGACGTGGGCGACCCGGCCAAAGCGCCTGAGACGCCGCCGTTAGCGCCCACCTGGATCATGGAGACGTCGCCCGGATCGTTTCAGTGGGGCTACGCATTCTCGGAACAGCCGACCAAAGCCGACTATGCCGCGGCCATTAAAGCGATCGCAGCGGCCGGCTACAGCGACCCTGGCGCCTGCAATCCGGTGCGCAACTTCCGCCTACCGGGCTCGGTTAACTTAAAACCCGGCCGCAATAGCTTTGCCGCGCAGTTGACCGAGTTTCACCCGACGCGCGAGTACACGCTAGACGAAATCTGCACGGCATTGAACGTCACGCCGGTGCCGGTCGAATCGATCGGCGTTAACCCAATCAAACTGGCGGACGACGGTGGCGACGACGTCTTCGGGTGGCTGGGCGAGCATGGTCTGGTGCTGACCAAACCCAACCGCGAGGGATGGGCAGGCGTCGTCTGCCCGAATAAGGATCAGCACACGGACGGCAACCCGGAAGGGCGCTACAACCCGTCCTCGAGGGCGTATTGCTGCCTGCATTCGCATTGCATCGACTTGGGCTCTACGGACTTTCTGGCCTGGGTGGCGGCGAACGGTGGGCCGAAACGCGAGCCCGGCCTGCGCGAGGAACTGATCGTCGGCACGATGAACATGGCGCTGGCTAAACTCGAACCGACGGACGAGTTCCCGGACGTGGCGGCCGAGGTGGTCGAGGCCGTCGAGCGCCGGCAATTGGCGCGTGTCGAGCGCGAGGGCTGGTATGAGCGCTTCGCGTACATTGTCGAGGATGAGGCGTATTTCGACCTGGTCGACCGGCGAGAAGTGACGCGCAGCGCGTTCAATGCCCTTTTCCGCCACATTAGTTGCCTGTCGATTCATAACGGCCGCCGAATCGAGGCGTCCGTCTGTTTTGACGAGAACCGAGACGCGAAGGGCGCGATGGCCTTGACCGGTATCACCTACGCGGCCGGCGATGGCGTGGTAGTGCGCCGTGACGGCGTCGAGTTCGGTAACCGCTGGCGCAACGCACGGCCGAACCCGACGGCCGGCGACGCGTCCCCGTGGCTGGCCCATGTCGAGCGCATGGTGCCTAACGAGGACGAGCGCGAGCATCTTCTGAACGTCTTGGCCTACAAAACCCAAAACCCGAGCGTGAAAATCAATCACGCCGTCTTGGTCGGCGGTTTACCCGGCAGCGGTAAAGACACCATGATGGCGCCGTTCTTTTGGGCTATTGGCGGCGACACTAAGCAAAACTGCAGCCTGGTGCGCAACGAGGAACTCACGTCCCAGTGGGGTTATGCGCTCGAGTGTGAAGTGATGGAAATCGCCGAACTGCGCCAGAGTGAAGCCCGGGATCGGCGCGCGCTCGAGAACAGTCTAAAACCGATCATTGCAGCGCCGCCGGACTTTTTACAGATCAACCGCAAGGGTTTGCACCCTTACATGGCCCCGAACCGCGTCCTGGTGGTGGCATTCTCAAACGAGAGGGCGGCGATTAGTATCCCAACTAATGACCGGCGATGGTTTTGCCTATGGTCGGACGCCGGCCGGCTGCCTGAGGCCGACGCGCGGCGCTTGTGGAACTGGTACAAACATAAATGCGGCTTCGCGGCTGTCGCGTCTTATCTACACAGCCGCGACGTGTCAATGTTTAACCCTGGCGCAGCGCCGCCGATGACAGAAGCAAAAGCGATTATGATTGATCACGGCCGCAGTACGGCCGAGTCGTACTTGGTTGAACTCATTACCGGCCGCGTGGGTGAATTTGCGGCCGGTGTCGTCGCGTCCCCGTTTTTCTCGCTTTGTGACCGGCTAGCAGGGTCTGCGCCGGCCGGCGTCAAAATCCCACCGGTTGCGCTTTTGCACGCGTTAACCGAGGCCGGATGGGTGGACTTGGGCCGCGTACATTCGCGGGACTTCAATACCAAAAAACAGCTGTTCTGCGCGCCAGACATGGCCGACATGTCGCGTACTGAGCTCAGGCGCTTGGCCGAACAACCGCCGACACCGGCCGCGGTTCGCTTGGTGAAATAAAAAACCCTGTACTGAGCTCTCGGCTCGGTACAGGGCAAAAGGCGACACCGCGCAGCGCCGCCAAGGGGAGATTACGCGCCTACAGTCTACGCAAAATTATCATCACGGCGGCGAAAAGTTTAATCAAAATCATAGCGGCCGCCTTCCGAATCGTTGCATTCTTGGTCTAATACCTCGGCCGCTTCGCGCTCCAGGCGCTTGATTACGCGCGAATCGAGAATGTCTGCGATATCGCAGGGTGAACCGGCCGGCCGCGCATGTATTAGCCAAGCGGTAGCCGGTAGACCTACCGACCGATCGGCCGGCTCAAAATCGTACCAGCAAGTTAACTCGATATCGGCTATCGATTGTTCGACGCGCTCCAAATAGTGGGCATATGGCCGCCGAGCGCCGGCGACAGCGGCCGCGTCTTTTCGCGCTTCATTCATCGGTAAATACCTCGCAAAGTGGGATTGTGGAGTCGTACTGAGCGGCCGTTTCGGTACTGGCGCCGGCGTATTGGACCGCCTGTAAATTGTTCAGGCTATCGAACCGCCGAATGTATTCGGCCGTCGACACGGCCAGATCCCATGTCGGAAACTTGCGTATGTCCTTCGGTTTCTTTTGCTTGTACGGTTTGCGCGCAAGCTTGGCGAGCTCGATAGGGTCACGGTCAAATTTCACTTTGTACGTGGTGCCATCAATATTTATTGTTTGCATATGTCATTCTCCAGAGTTACCAGCGCGCAGCGCCGTGAGTTTCGATTGTGGGCGCTTGCGCCCGTCTGCGCGGTGTTTTGCGCGTAATGTAGGCGCGGCCGTCTGTTGGCGGGTAATCTCGCCAACACATAACCGCGCCGAAATCGTCTAGCCATCCGTATTGCGTCACGCGTAGGCCGTCCAATGCGATGCGCCATAAACGGGCGTATTTGCAACAGTGGCAACAGGTTTGATGCGGTAGGCGTTAGCGAAGCTGTAGATTGAGATTGACGGTTCGCTACCGTACATTGAAACCTTTTTCCGCATTGGTTCACCAATATAGCGGCCTTTTTCAGGCACACATTCGCCCGACATAAAGCCAGTTTCCTCGCTCATCTGGCCTATTTCGCAAACCTCAACCATTGCGCCGAGTACCTTCGTCACCTCGTAATAGTCAATGTTGGTTTGGTCATATCCCCAAGAACAGCGGAAAACGTCCCCAACCTTGACATCATGCGGTTTGTTTCGCTCGGCTTTGCGCTTTTCTTTGCGTTCTTGCCATTCCATCAAACCCGACAACGATTCTTCGATTTTGGCGTGCAATCGCTTTTCATCTTGAAAGCGGAAATGCCAGTCTGATTTGGTTCGCTTGCCTGAGTAGCAGATAGCGACAATTCGCGGTGTAAGCTGGCCGTAAACCTCAAAACCGAATCGCTCATCTTTTGCGATTAGCTCATAGCCTTGTGGAATGTAGCGGTGTAATTCTTTTTTCATAGTCGGATCACTTTCTAAAATGAAAAGCCGGAAACCGTCCGGCGGCGGTGCGGCGTCAAAATTCGTTGGCGAGTATTTCAATGGCTTTTTGATCGTCGCGTGCCTGAAGTGCCGCGACTAGGTTTTCGTTTTCGAGCGCGACGTACGGATTAATCTGCATTTCCAGGCAGAGCGCCGCAAATTCGGTTTTAGTCATCATCAACCCCTTAAAAAGAAAACAAAACGTAAAAGAATGCCCACATCAACAGCGCGCCGAGCGCGCCGCCGATCATCTCTAAGAGTGTTGGTTTCGTGTTCATTTGATAACCCCTTCGTTTTGTTTTGTAAAAGATTGTACTGCAGAAGCAAAATAGCACACTTTTAGAGAATGTAAAAGAATTTTTTACAGTCCTAGTCAATAACCCTGGGAAATATAAGGGCTTTAGCGGTTTTAGGGGTTTAAAACACGTTTTGTGGGTTGTAGGATGACCCACGGAAAAGCGTTGATACGCCTCGGTTTTGGGGTTTTGTGGGTCTTTTGTGGGTCATGGCGCAACCCACGGAAAAGCGTTGATACGCCTCGGTTTTGGGGTATTTTATAGGGTTGTGGGTCATTCTTTTTTCAAGTTGTCGGAAATTACACATAAATGTGAAATAATGGCCGCGCTGAGAATTAACATTTGGAGAGGCAGCGATTAAAAACACATGACCCACATGACCCACATGACCCACATCTAAGAAATTTATATAATGACCCTATGCCAAAAAAGCCGATAGAAAACCCGAAAATGTTTCAGCGAAAATTGACGGAAAGACAACTTGCGGTATTGTTGGCGGCCGGCGCTGGAAATACTACGGAAGGTTTGGAAGTGTTAGTAGAATGTTATCAGCGCCTGTACAATGCCGGCGTCAAGAATGATGCTCAATTGGAAACATTC